GGTAGGTATGACGCTCTGCGCGGTGGCGTTCGGGAACTTCCCCTGGACCGGCTGTGTGATTGCGTACCTCCCTGATCAAAAACGCTTGGCGGGGTACGGATGCCCAGCACTGAATTACATCAGCTGGATGCTAATCGTGTTGATTGAAGTGGCCAGGCGAGGCGCATGAGCTATCTCTTTGCCCCACGTCCTGACCGATTGCCCGGCTGTTGCCGTTGTGGCACGGCTATTGACCTGTACTATCAGGGTGGCAAGACCATCAATGGTCCCCCTGTGCTGGTGACCACTGAGGGATGGCTTGCGGTGTGTGAAGCGTGCTATGCGCGGTGCTTGCACGAGACCGGCACGCCTGAAAGTGGAGGAACTTGACAAAGATAGATGACAAGCGTATCTACACAAACGATGTTTGCTGATCCCAGCACAGCTGGCCGCCAATCTGCGATTGCTCGCGGGGTAATTGGCAATTCAGCGTGGGGCCGCTCCATGCTGCTGAAACGGTGTCAGCAAGCCCACATTGGCCGCAAAGCCCAACGCTACTACATCCTCTTACGCAAGAAACTAGGCCTTCCTAAAAATACCCCGATCAAGACAGACGCCTGGCGCTATTGGGACGGTAACCCGGAGACCGTATGAGTGCGGAAGCATGGCTGATCCTGCTGCTAATTCATGCAACAACGTGGCTGTTGATCGGCGTGGCGTGGTTCAGCCTGGATCAGAAGCTCTCCGTCCTGCTCAGCCTCAAAAGCCAAAAGGTCAGCGGCGGGTACGAACCGATGCCGGAGATGTTCGTGCTGACGGATCAGGAAGCGTGGCAGGCCGAACAGACGATGGAACAGGAAAGCCGGGACCGCTCAGCACAGCTCAAACACTCCGGGCGGAACTTCAGCGCAGCCCGTTAGATACCACGTTCTGGTTGAAAGTGGCGGAGGTGGTGTTGAATCAATCATCCGAACTCACCCAGGAATCGGTGTCCATGCTCGCCACCTGTAGCGATCAAGCGAATAAATCCAAACTCATGGGCGCAAAGGGGATCGGTGAAGCTGATCCCTTGGCCGTCATTCGTGAACGCCTCACCTCTATTTTCGGGAAGGAGTAACCATGCCAAAGGAATTGTATATCAAGAACAAGGATGTGGACCGCACGGCAGATGATTTTGACCTGATGCAGACGCCCATGGGGTTGAATGCCAAACAGGCGCAGCTGGCTGACACGCGACTCCCCACGCAATCCATGGGGCCGAGTGAGTACGACGGCACCACGAACATTGAGGCGGACAGCAACTAGCATGTGCGAGGTGGAATACCGCCTGTTGTGGTTTGTGATCGGGGCCGCATGCGGCATGATCCTGTTGCCGAGCGTGCTGCTCGCGTTCATGTGGGTGGCGAACGAACTCCATGAGGCCAAGCATGGCCGTCGCTGACGACTATCTCAAGCTGATTCAGTCCTTCACCATTCGCTCACGCGAGGGGGATCTCATTCCCTTTCGCCTTAATTCCGCGCAGCGCCTGGTGTGGGACCAATACTTCGCGCCTCGCCTCAACGCCAAGCAACGCCTCTGGTTTGTGATCCTGAAAGCTCGCCGTGAAGGGATCAGCACGCTGATTGAAGCCTTGATCCTGGCCCGTTCCATCCTGGCTGATGGCGTACGGGCGCGGGTGATTGCCTCAGCCAGCGACAACACGACGGAAATCTGGACCATGGCCAAGACCATGTGGGAAGAATCCTGGGTCGCGCCCATGGGCAGCAAAGTGGCCCAGACGCTGATCTTTGGGCGCTCACGGATTGACGTGCAAACCGCCGGCAGTCCCAACGCGGCACGCGGCCTGGATATCACGCTGCTGCATGGCTCAGAAGTGGCCACCTGGCCCAAGCCGGAAACGTGGATGGCCACGATGCAGTGCTTGCCGGATCACGATGAGACCATGTGCTTTCTGGAATCCACGGCCAACGGCAAAGCGGGTCAAGGCGCACTGTTCCATAAGGAATGGACCAGAGCGGAGAAGGGTGAATCCGACTTTACCCCGATCTTTCTGCCCTGGTTTGCGCTGGACGAATACACGATGGACGGCGTGGACCTGGGCGATCTGGATGAGGAAGAACAGGCGCTCATCAAGGCCTATGGCCTGTCAGACGGGCAACTGCGCTGGCGGCGGGGCACGATTCGCAACAAGTGCGAAGGAGATGTTGAGAAGTTTCATCAAGAATACCCCAGCACGGCAGAAGAAGCGTTTGTGCAGTCGGGACGGCCTTTCTTCACGACGGTGCAATTGCTCCCGTACTGGAAGCAGGTCAAGAAGGGCACGCGCTATACGGTGTTGCCGAGCGGCAAATGGATCAAGGACAGCCGTGGACCGTGGGAAGTGTTTGTCGAACCGATACCCGGCAAGCAGTACGGGCTTGGCGCGGACTCTTCCATGGGCCTGACGGATAACGAGAATGACGACACGCATTCGCTGTCCACCGGCTGCTTGCTCGATTGGGACAGCCTTGAGGTGGTGGCGACCTACGAAGCCTCAGCCGCGCCTCACCTCCAAGCCCGTGACCTGGTGGGCATGGCCAAGAGTTACAACAACGCGCTGATCTGTCCCGAAGTGCAGGCCAATAGCGGCGGCGGCGGGGTGGAACTGCTCATTTTCATTCAAGAGCTGGACTACTGGCACATTCACGGCTGGAAGCAGGCGGACAAGGCGAAGAACCGCCATGACTATCACACGCTCGGCTGGGCCACGAATGCCAAGACCAGGCCGCGCATGCTGTCCCGCATTCGTGAGGTCATCACCGAACAGTCCGTCACGATCTACAGCGAACGCCTGCTGAAGCAATTGGCCAATTTTGGCATGAGTGATGCTGACAGATGGGAAGCACTGCACGGCCATGATGACTTGCTCTTTGCGTTTGGCATTGCGCTGGTCAGCCGCACCGAAAACTTTATGCCGGTGCCAGCGAACGGGCCTGATGCGGATCTGGACTGGAAGCGCGAAGGCATTATCAGCCGATCAGAACCGAACACGGCGCGGGCCTGGTTGGAGCAGCGCCGAAACACGCAAAACGAGTACGAACCCAGCTACTTGGAGATGTGATGGCCAAAACCGTTGTCTGTCAAAACCCGCAATGCCCTCGCTATCATCAGCCGATGACCTATACCGGCAAAGAGTATGAGCACGCCTGGCAGTTCTATTGCGACGATCACAAAGCAGAGCCGAAAGGCTGCGGCAATTATCGCATCGTGACCAAGGATAAAGTGGGCGGCACCTTTGGCAGCGGAGCCAAGTCGATCAACAGTAATAAATACATCGGGAGAGGCGTATGAGCAGCCTGATTCAGCCGCCCACGATCATCATTGACAAGAGCATCGTGGAGGACGTGGCGAAGCTCCAGATTGAAAACGGCGACATCATGCTCGTGCGCTGCCCTCAGGGCACCAAGGACGACGAAGCACAGCTGATCGTGAAGTCCTTTCGCCGTTGGACGCAGGAATGCGGCTTTCCCGGTATTCGCATCCTCTGCGTGCTGGGTGAGACACAAGTGAGTCAACTCGATGAAGCGCGGATGCTGTCGTATGGATGGGTCCGAGACAAGGGGTACACGAAATGCCAGTCATGAGCAAAGAGAACCGCAGCGTGCTGCAAAAACAGGAGACCGAACCGAGCTATGTGAATCCCTGCCAGTGTGCGGAATGCGTCATTGTGGTGGAAGGCAAGACGGTCCAGCGGCCTGGCTATCCGCACTGGTGGTGCGATACGTGCGGCAAAGGCCCGTTCAACAGCAAGGAAGGCCAGCGCCCCGTCTATCGCCGCAACGTGAGTGACGGCAACGGCAACCTGACCGGCATCCGCTTTAGCTGCTCTGGGGCCTGTGCCAATGGTGAGCAGATCAGCAAAACGGAAGCGGCCAAGCAGGCCGCGCAGCGCCGGGGCGATATGGAGACCGTGAAGGAATTGCGCCTGGAAATTGACGAACTGAAAAAGCAAATGGCCGAGAAGCCGAAAGAAGTAGTCAAGGAAGTGTTCTGGCCAGGCGCGAAGGGATAAACCATGCCGATTGACGAACTGACCCGCGCACAACAAGCCCCCGCGATCATCACGCCGGATGCGTCCGGTGAACTGGTCCGCTGGGTGCTGAACCTCCAAGAGGAAGCGGCCAAGCGCAAGAAAAAGGACGCCAACGAAGAGCGGTGGAAGGATTGGGAACAGGGCTGGTGGGGCGAGAACCATTGGCCCAGCACCATGCCGAGCTATAAAGCCTCGGTGGTGGTGAATACCGGCAAAACGCGCTCGATGCAGGAGATCAGCGACCTCACCGAGCAGCCGATGAAGATCTTCGTCACGAAAGATCCCCAGAACGGCGAACGCGATGAGATGGTGGAGAAGGCCATTCAAGCGTACTGGTCACGCAGCTTCATGGACTATCAGGTGATGCAGGCCTGCTATCACGCCTGGGTGCTGCCGTGCGGCTTTATCGGCACATTCTGGGATAAGGACAAGGACAACGGCGCGGGGCAGATTGATTGCAAATCATTGCATCCGAACACGGTATTCCCTGACCCCGATGCACATGATGATGAGTCCTGGCGCTATGTGAATCTGTTGCAGGTCATGGACGTGACGGAGATCCGGCGCTTGTGGCCGCTCACTGGGGCCACCGTGAGACCAGACGACGACTACAGCGTGAAGCAAGGGTCCACGCTCTGGAACAAGATGAGTTCAGTCATGGGTGGGGGCTTCAGCAAGTACCTTGGCCCGCTCTATGACAAGGGCATGAACGGCGTGCAGTCACAGGGCTATCTCAAGGCTCGCGCTGCCGTCATTTCCTGCTGGGTGTATGACGATGAGACCGAAGAAACGATTGAAGAGATCAGCAACCCCACCACGGGGGAACGCTCGCTGTCCTCGCGTATTCGCAAGAAGTACCCCAACGGGCGCTTGATTCAAGTCGCGAACGATACGCTCCTGTATGACGGCCCCAACCCCTACTGGGGGCGCTTTCCCATCACGCGGGTCTCACTCCAACTGCATGACGGCTTTTGGCCACCGGTCAGTTGCTATGGCGATGTGTTTGAACTCTACAAGGCGGGCAATAAGCTGGACAGCGCTGTGATTGAAAACGCCATGCGCTTGAACTGTGGCAAGGTCATTGCCGATGCCAACAGCGGGATTAAGCCAGGGCGCTATACGAATAGCCCGGCAGAAGTGCTGCTCAAGACGCCAGGGACCAACGTGAACATCGTCTATCCGCCGGCTATGCCGCCCGATATGGTGAATGCGGGAGCACGCATGCGCCAGTACGCCGATGAAGTGCAGGGCTTTCCGTCCTCCCGTACCGGCATGGGCCAAGGCGGGAACGTGGCGGCTGAATTGGTGGAGACCGAAATCGGCCAGGCGCAGGGCTTGTCACGGTTGCGAGGCCGCTTGCTGCATATGAGCGTCGAAAAGGTGGTGCAGCAGATTATGTTGCGCATGGCGCAGTTCTACCGCACGCCGCGCATGATCCCGCATATCAGCGGTGAGAAATGGAGTCCGGTGCAGTGGGACCCGTCCATGATGGGCGATCAGAAGGACTACCTCGCGCATGTCGATCCGTCGTCCTTTGCCATTAAGTCCAAGACCATGTTGCAACGGTTGTATCTACAGCTCGCGCAGCTGGGCAAGATGCCGGATCGGGACTTGCTCAAGTGTTTGGACATTCCCGACGCCGATGCAGTGGCAGGACGGCTGGAAGAGCAATTGAAACTGGCGGCAGAGGCACGGATGCGACCGAAACGGGAGGCAGTCTAGCATGAGCAATGGCGGATCAGCACAAGTGAGTTTGTCTGACGTGGAAATCCTGAACCGGCAACCGTTGGGCGATCAGTGGATTCAGGTGCGAGGACTGATTCATAAGCGCCTGGTGTCGGTGGATGTGCCCAAAGCGCGGCTCTTTGGCTTGGATGACCGGCAGAGTGAGGATCAAATGAAGAGGGCGCTGCGTGCAGCGTTGCCCTATGCTCGTGAGTGACGTCTTGCAGCAGATGCCCCAGACCCTCGTGGACGATCTCGCGTCTTTTTTGACGCAGCAGGGCTATTCGTCCTTGACAATCAATGTGTGTGAGAATAAAGTCAGCCTTGATTTCAGAAAAACTGAACGGAGAACCGCGCGACTCAGTATTGATGACTAGATACTAACAGCAGCGGACCACCGTGCACCCCACGACCCGTCTTGATGGCTCACTGAGCCGTTGGGACGGGTTTTTTGTTGTCTAACCAGGAGGAGTATATGAGCGAAACACGCGGCGGCGTCATGCAGAGTCCGTTAGCTTCCAACGGTACGAAGGAAATGGAAACCAAGAAGAGCCAGGGCAAAGTAGACGGCACGCCCGATCATAAGGGCACACCGGACCCGCTCGGCTATATCAAGGGCGCGACGAAGTAAGGAGGCGCGATGCTGCCTCCTTCAATCATGCCGCAAATGGCCGGGAACAATGCGCCTGGCATGGGGCCGTCCCCGATGGGCGGACCCTCGCCGGAGATGTTGCAAGCCCTCCAAGGCATGCAGCAAGCGCCAGGAATGGAACGGGTCAAAGAGGCGCTGGAAACGGCGTCCAATTCCGTGGGCCTGGCGTTGCAGACCGTCTATCAACTCAGTCCCAGAGCCAGTGTGAAACTGGCCACCGCGCTGAAGGATATTCAATCCGCGCGGGACATCCTCTACCAGAACCAGGACGCCGCGCCCGGCATGCAATCGCAGGCCATGGGCGGGTCACCCCCGGATCTCGGTGGCGGACTCACACCCAGCCCGATGTCTGCCATGGGCGGACGGGGCTTTTAACAGCCATGACCCTGACGGGAATCCTCACGGATGACCCCGGCAGCAATGGAAGGAGGGCGACATGCCCAGTTTGAAAGAGATTTACAGCGACAAGGCCACGTACCCCGACACGATGGAAATTGACCTCGGCAACGGCGTCAAAACCTCCCTCAAAGAGTGGCGGAACGAACTCGGCCCCAAAGCGGAGTTTACCCAGCATACGCAACAGCTGGCGGAGTCCAAGCGGCAGACGGAAGCTCAATTGGCCCAGGCGCAACAGCAACTCGCCAACGCGCTGGCC